TCATTTTGTGCAAGGAGTGCTGGTCAGATGAAAAAATTTCCTAAAGCAGCTAAAAATCCAAACTCAAGATTACGCCAAGCAAGACGTAGATGGAAGTGCTAATGAAGCTATCTGATAATTTTAGTCTGCATGAATTTACTAGGTCTCAAACTGCAATTAGAAATAATATTGACAATACACCAAGTGATAAACAAATTTTTAATTTACGCAATTTGTGTGTAAATGTTTTACAGCCAGTCAGAGATTATTTTATGAAGCCTATGATTATAAGTTCTGGGTTTAGATGTGTAGAATTAAATTTGAAGATTGGAGGAAGTATTAAGTCACAGCATGTGCAGGGTCAAGCAGCAGACATTGAAGTTTTAGATGTTGGAAACTTAGAACTTAGTGATTGGATAAATCAAAATGTAAAATATGACCAATTGATATTAGAGTTTCACAAACCTGAAGAAGATCCTCATTCTGGATGGGTACATGTATCTTATAGTACAGATAAAAATAGATATGAATATAAAGAAGCTTATAAAAATGAAGAAGGGAAAACAAGGTACAAGTTACGATAATGGCAATGAATAGAGGAAGCATGAGAAAACAAATTACAAAAGGACCCATGAAGAAAAAAGTGGGTTTATACAACAAAGGAAAAAAAGTCAGAGTTGTATCAGGTAATAAAAATAAATCAAAGAGTAGGTTATTTACACGATGAATGTAGTAATTTATAATAGTAAAAAGGAGATGTTATGACAAAATTATGCCCAAGAGGTAAAGCAGCAGCTAAAAGAAAATTTAAAGTTTATCCCAGTGCCTATGCAAATTCGTATGCTTCAAAAATATGTGCAGGTAAAATTAAAGACCCGAGTGGAGTAAAACGTAAAGATTTTAAAGGAAAAAAACCATCTAGTTCTAAAGTAGCAAGTGCTGCTAAAAGAGTTAGAAGAGCCAATAAAGGAGGCGAAATGAAAGTTAAAAAAGCAGGATTAGGAACAATGATGGCATTAGGTATAGGTGCTGATGATGTTAAAAAAAATATTAGAGGTAAAGGGGCTTTACTGCCTTTATTTGGTTTAGCAGGTATGGCTAAATACGCACAACAAAATAAGAAAAAAGCAGAAACTAAAAGTTTAGGTAATGAAAAAGAAAGAACAGGAGTAGACACAAAAGAAACAACAGGCATGAGTGTGGGTGGCATGACTCCAATGTCAACAGGTTCTTATTTAAAGCAAGATATTGATGGAGATGAAAGTTTTACAAACCCGTCTGCTCAATCTTACTATAAAGATTTGTTGGGATAATGTCTGGTTTAGACAAATGGTTTAAACAAAAGTGGGTTGATATTGGCAGTAAAAGAGCTGATGGTTCATTTGCACCATGTGGTAGAAGTAAACAAAAAGCAGATGCGAAAAGAAAATACCCTAAGTGTGTTCCTTTAGCTAAGGCTAGAAGAATGACCGAGGGTCAAAGAAAAAGTGCTGTAAAAAGAAAAAGAGCAAAAGCACAAGGAGTTGGTGGTAAACCAACAAATGTGAGCACATTTACAAAGAAATACTATGGTGGTATGATTAACATAAACTAGGAGATAATTATGGGTGCAATTAAAGATTTTTTTACAAAAGGAACATTGTTTGGTATGGAGCCAGATATCATGGCAAAAGATATTCCTCCAGCCACAAATAAAGGTGGCGTTAGAGACCAATTCCTTAGAAACAAAGCTAAACAAGATAAGAAGAAAAAAACAACTAAAAAAAAGAAAGATTTATTTTCTAATGTAAAAACAACTCCAGCAGGAGTAGATACATCTAAAAGTTCTTATCAAGGAGCTGCTAAAGTAGGTAAAGCAGGTAAAGTTGGAGATGTTACCGCTCCTTCATTTGGTGCTGCATTTAAAATTGCAAGAAAACAATTTGGTGCTGGTAAAACTTTTCAATATAAAGGCAAAAAATATACAACTGATTATGCTGAGGAAAAAGCAAAAAAAGATGCAGA